TACCTTGATCAGTTATTTGATCTGCAAAATATACACCTTCGTTAGACATTCTATCGTTTAAAATCTCTGATGTACTAACACCAAAGTTTCCAAGAGAATAATCTCCAGACTCTTCAAAGGTTCTCTTTGCAAAGTACTCTTTGATAATGCTGTAGACAGAACTATTCTGTAACTTCTTAATTTGACCATTTTCAATTCTGACTAATTCAACAAAAGTTTTGTCATCATAATCAGTAAGAAGTTTTTTACTCAGTTTTGTAGAAATCTTCAGTCTGTCTGCACCTGGTGCAGCAAAGTTAGAAAATCCTTTTGCATTATCATACAGAGAATCATCATCCTTTGCGGTGATGAGTTCTTCAGTAATTTCTAGACCAACTCGGAAAGATGAAGTATTGCTATATGCATCTAGAACAATTTTATCTGCGGCAACGTCAACAAATGTTCCTCTAATAAAATAAACACCTGTACCAATAGAAACATTACTACCAATAGCAGCAGCATCTTCAGGTGCTACCGTAGCAACTGTATCTCCAGCATTTATAGAAGTGTTTCCGTAAGTAAAACCTTCTTCAACAGTTAGAACCTCGCCGTCACTGAATGTTGCAAATTCTCCAGATACATTAGAATCATGATATCTAATGAACAGAGTTAAGTCTGTGATACCTTCTGCAGGAGAAACATCCAGGAACTTATCAACACTAGCAGTTACACCTGAAGTCTGTCCCTTCAGTCTCTTTCCTACTAGTTTATCTACATATGCCGTTACCGGTATTCCTAAGTAGTCTGAGTTAATCTTTAGAGAAGTATATTCATTATCATAGTTGATATTTCCAGGGATCACCATCGATCCTTCTTTGAAAATATGACTACCAAAGTTTTCTACTTGATTCTGCAAAATGGATTGCAGAGTTGTCAATTCTCTCGCTTGAACAGGGAATCCTGGTTTGAATAGGACACGATAAAAGTTATCGTCCTTATCAAAATCATCAAAATATGGGCTTATATTGAGATTCGTTTTTTGTGGCATTTTTTAGAATTCCAGGATAATTTTAACGTCTTCTTTTTGTCTAGAATTTCTAGAGATGGCAGGTCTATTGTCAATGTAAATAATATCCCCCGATCCTTTATTTATCTCTGGTGTTGCAACTCCGTTTGCAAAGTTGACACCTAAGGAGATAACCTTTGATCCTGTTGGATTCGTTGAAACTCCAGTAAATGCAGTATCAACTGTTCCTGAGAAACCACCGTCGCTAGTTACAGCGTTTGTGTTTGAAGCAAATTCATAAACACGAGCGGAAGTTGTCACTCCAACATAATCAGTTTGATCAAATGATGTTTGATTCAAGAACAGTGATCTGTCCTGAACATACTTAGCAACTTTAGTTTCTGTGTCATATGAAAAAACAAACCCTTTAGCAGTTCCACCAGTCACACTCTGACTAAGAACATCACCTATCGCAAGAGTACCTGAAGTTGTTGAAAACTTGATTGCTCCCATTGACGAATATTGATTATCCGTAAATACTGCGGTAGAACCAACAGAAGTTGGATTTTTAACAATACCAATTTGAGATATTGTTGTATCTATTGGGAAATCCTTAGTAGAATCATCAAAACGTGCATAAAGGAGAACCCTTTCTGCACCCAATTCATGGTAAATATTGTGTCCGTGACCCTTTGAAGGAGGGATAATCGGAATCAGTTTTGCTTTAGTTGTAGAATTAGAGTTAATTGATCCAAGATCAACCATTGCGTAAGAATAATCCTTACCTCCAGAAGAAACTGAGGCACTGGTAATTCTTCCCAGAGCATCAACATCAAGGATTGCTTTACCTCCAGTACCATCACCCAGAATATCTAATTCGTGAGTTCCTTGAGAATATCCAGCGCCACGTTCATCAATATAAATTTTCTTTAACTGATTCTCATTTACTGTAGAGTCACCATTGTCTCTGACGGCGGCAATCTGAGCATTGGTTGTTGTTTCCCAATCATTGGGTAACGTGATATATTCTGTAGAGTCAAACTTGATGACATCACTTGGAGCAACTGAGAACAGAAACTTCCAAACATATCCATCACCACTAACACCAGGTTTCGATGGTTCAAGATCAGTGAATGTTGGTTCATCCAAAGATGCATTGCCTGTTGTAGAGATGCCGGAAGAACCGTTATCAATACAAGTATAGACTTTGAACTCACTATTCATCACATAGTAGTTTGCATCATATAGTCTCGCAGATTTAGATACTGGAGACAGACTATTAATACTGTAATCTTGGCGATACATTTCATATCGCGTTCCTTGAACCCAGTTTATTCTTCTAACAACTCTTCTAACGTTTGAGGAAGTAACCTTCCTACCAAAAGACATATTATCACTTACAAATCCTTGATATTCAAAGTTATCAATAGGACTTGGAGTGTTTGTGTCCCAAGTAGAAGATTTCCCAAAACCACTTGCCGTAGGATTTGCCAATCCCACAAAGACATAATATGCGTTAGAAGTATTTGTAACGGAATTTACAAAATTTTCCGCATTCAATATTCTAAACTGATCTGTTACAATGGCCGCCATCGTGCTAGGTTTTTTCTATATTTATACTTTATCCTAGATCGTTTCTGAGAGCACCAGAGTCTCTGTGTCCGAATGTTCTTCTTTGAATAGTCGGATATGTGCTGAGACCTGAGAATGTAAGACCTGTAACACCGATAGAAATTGGTGAACTTGATCTTGAGATGCCCGCGAGACGACCCCAGGAGAATCTTCCACAAGTAACGAATCCAGTTGCAGGTATTTCTGAACTTGACGCTGTGGTTGAAAGGATGTCAGCAATAAACTCTGCATTCGCTGCAGAAGCAGAGAAGTTTCTGACGATGTAAATATTATCAACAAAGGTTGTTCCCACACCAACAACTGCATCATTTTGAGAGTTATTGATGGAAGTTACTCCACGACCGACAATAGTGTCCGAAATAAAGATTGGATAACCATTTGCGAAGTTTGAATACTGAGCATTGCTTGCAGCATTCAGGAAGAACTTAAGACCCAGAGTTCCCTGACCACCAGTTCCGATAACGGTTGTAATACCGGTAACAATACCTGCGCCACCTTGAACAATATCAATAGAAGTAATATTTTCAAATGTTGGGTTAGGTGTGGGTGAAAGAACTAATGGAGGATTAGAAGCATTATATCCAAATCCAGGGTTGATAATGTTAGCAGTTCCATTCAATGCGCCATTTACAACTGGAATAGTTGCAGAAGCAGTTGTTCCAACACCAACACCAATAGTCTTAGGTGCAGAAAGTGAGATTGTTACTGCAGATCCAACATAACCTGAACCACCACTGGTGATTGTTAAGGCACTAATTGTTCCACCAGTTCCAACAGTTGCAGTAATTGCTGCTGCTACTGGATCCGAAGAACCACCATTTACAATAAGAGCATCTACAGCATCAATAACAATCGAAGATTCATTTTCTTCATAGTTGAAGAACTGTGCATTATCAACGAAAATTTCACCAGTGGAGGATGAAACATCACTGATAATTCTTGCAGTTGGATAAACGTGTGGTTCAATCGAAGGTCTTGTCTTATAGACAAAGTTATTATTGATGAACTTATCTACCTTTTGCTTGTACCAATCAAATGGTCTAGAAACTGAATCACTAACACCCTGACCTGCATAGAGGTTTGTTTCAACCAAGTCTGAGGTAACGATACCTGCAATGCTTCTACGATTTTGAGTAACAACATTATCAAACTGCATCAACTGCAATTCATCACCTTCTTTAATGGTTTCAACAATTTCAACCGAAACACTATCAGTACCGCGTGTTCCTCTGTAGAAGAAGACTGAAATATTATCTTCTTTTTTAGGTGCGGTTACAAAGTTGAATGATGTACCACCACCAAACTGATAATGAGATCCAGGTTCTTGAATAACACCATTGATAAAGATCAGTAGAACTGCGTTAAGATCTAACTCTGGATCAGATCCCAGTTCAAAACTCAACAATTCGCCTTCATAGTTAAGTGGGAATCTTGTTCTCGATCCATCCTGAAGATCTGAGATTGGATCAATGAAGTCCAACTCACCAAATGACCAGGAGGAGAATGAATCAGAGAAAGTATCAAGAACTTCCAGTTCAAAGTCTGCAAGTGGAGAAGCAAGTCCCTTGTCAGTTACAAGTCCAACTGGTTTGAACTTATCACCAGGTAAGAATGCGTATCCAGGTCTATCGATCTTGAAACTCTTAACTTCGAATAAAGTTGATCCAATGCCCGTTGTAGAAGCAGAACCAACATCAAGAGTCAGAAGCAGACCAGTACCAGTTTCTGTTGTTGCTCCAATACCAAGACGTGATACACCAACAACTTCCAGATTTTCATATGATGGTGCAGGAATACTTACGATTGGATTTGTGTATCCAGATCCACCGCTATTGACAGTAAAGATCAGAGTTCCACCAGCACCAACGACTGCAGAAACATCTGCAGCAGTTCCGGGTGATCCACCAAACTCAGTAATTCCGATTGAAACTGATGCACCACGATATCCAGATCCGTGAATGTCAGTGCTTCCAAGACCAACAGATTGAATAGCGCCACCAGATACAACTGCGGTTACAGCAGCACCAACCAGAGGTGCAAATCCAAGACCAGGTGTAGAACCAAGAGAAACAATTACACCACCTCTAGGCAGTTGGTTCTTGTTGATGCTTTCCTGAGATAGAACTAATTGACCATTAGATGAAGTAATACCGGTAAAGATAACGCTAGAAATACCAGCAGAACTTTGTTCAAAGTCGTAATTATTTCCTTGGTTGTTTTCTGTTGATGGTTTTTGGAAGATGTCGTTAATAAAGACGACTCCACTTCCAGTTTCAATACCACTTGTATTGATTCCAGCAACAGTTACGGTATAAGTTTTGCCAATTCCAGTAAAGTCTTTGGAGATGTCATCAAATACCTGGTTGGTAGAATAATCTTGTCTAAGATATACTCTTCCACCGAATGAAGACTTTGCTTTAGGTAGATTGTCGAGACCAACTATTTGTCCTAAATCACCTCTTGGTGGTTCGGTGAAATGGATCTTACTCTTGACAATATTGAATGAACCAATAAAGATCCTTGCATTAGCACCGTCATCGTGCACTGTGGCAGAAGATCCAACAAATCCTCTCTCAACTTTAACAACGTTGAAATTACCAGTTCCAGAAATTGGACCAATAGATGTGGTTCCAAGACCAACACCTTCAACCTTCATATATTCATCATCAACCTTGAAGATATCTCCAGGTAAGATGGATGAAATACCGGAAATTGAGAAGAATGATGTTAGACCGGTAATAGATCCACCGTTATCGGTAAGATCATAGTTAATGTCTGTAAATGCAATTGGACTTTGAACAACGCCATTGATAGAGATAACAGACTTGCTAAGTTTCTTGAACATCTCAAAGGTGTGAGCATTGCCGCCACCATCATCGGTAAAGGTAACACCAGTTCCAGAATTTGCATTTGCTGCGGATTCTGCAATCTTAAACTGATC